TCGCCGTCACGGTCGGCGTTCCAGGCGTGGCGATGTCCGCTCCGAACGTGATCGTCGTGAGCGTCCAGCTGGTCGCGCCCAGCCGCTTCAGCTCACGCGGCGCGTAGTTCGGGTGGACGAGCGTCAGGACGTCCGCCGACTGCACGTAGTGGATGTCGAACAGGTCCGCCTCGGCATACGGGTTCGGGATCTCGTAGATCCCGGCCGGAAGCGCGTACCAGTAGGTGGGGTTCGGCGGGGCGTTGCCCGTCGTGTTCGCGATGCAGTAGTAGTTCACGCCGCCGCTCGAGACGAGGTTCCCGACCACGTAGGCGGTCGCTCCGTTGTAGGCGGCAGGCGTCCCGGGCCCGAGCGTCGCGCCCTGCGTGTGGAACCGGAAGTACCCGGCGCCGAGCTCGAGCACCATCGTCTGCGTGGTGCTGAACGTGAACGGGAGCAGCCGCGTGCGCTTGGTGCTGTCCTTGACCTCGCGCACGAACGCGGTGCCGGGGCGGTTCTCGGCCGGCCCCTGCGGCAGCGCGATGAAGTTCTGCATCTTCGCCGCGCCCGTCTGGAACTTCACGTCATCGATGCGACCCCACATCTCGGGCGACACCTCGCCGCCTGCGAACGAGCGGGTGTAGGTGCGGGTCTGCGCCATGTCAGCGGCCGCTCATCCAGGGGGTGATGTGCTCGGGGCTGACGCTGCGCTGGTTGGCGTCGGACTGCTTGGCCTGCTGCACGTAGGCCATCGCCATCTGCGCCGCTTTGCGGCCCTCTGCCGACCCCTCGGCGCCCTTGACGATGGGGCCGGCGAGCATGGACGCGAGGTGCCACGCGAGCGCGTTCGTGAACAGCGGGTCGAACTTGGTCGGGTCGGACACGAGCGCTTGGTATCGCAGGAGCGCGTTCTCCTGGTTCGTGTAGATGACCTTGTTCCCCAGCGTGTCCGTCTCGATCTGGTATTCCTGCGGCACGTAGGTGCCTGCGGCGTTGAACGGGGTGTTGATCCATCCCCATCCGTAGCGGTCGGCCGGGTAGGCGCGCACCGCGTAGTCGTTCTCGGCCTGCGGAGGCAGCACGGCCACCGCGACCATCATGTCCCCGGGGCAGGCGTATGCGTACTTCCACATGGTGTACGGCATCGTCACCTGCGCGAGGCTCACGCGGCGCGAGGCGAACGACCAGTTGTGCATCTGGAGGAGCGTGTCCCGTGCGATGGGGTAGAACCGCTGGCAGTGCTCTGCCTGCGGCGATCCCTCGGGCGGGTTGATGCTCGCGACCGTGGCATCGTCGCCGAGGTACGCGAGCGCGAGGTTGCAGATATCGACTTCCGAGGGCACGCCGACCTCCTTGTGAGAGGAGGGGCGCCGTGGTTTCCCGCCGACGCCCCTCCTTGTTCACAGACTCAACATCGGATCACTCCGTGGCGCTGACCTCGGTCTTGGGCTTCCGTCCGCGCAGCTTGGGCATGGGTGCCTCCGACGAATCGGCGGCGTGCTCCGGCTGCGGTCCACCCTCGAGGTACTCGAGGTGATGGTTGTACGGACCTTCGTAGTTGAACACGTCCCCGGGCTGCCGGAGGCCGTTGTCCACGAAGCAGAGAACCTTTGCCTTGACCTTTGCCATTGGGTGCTCCTATCAGGCCACCGTGAAGCCGGAGGCATACGCCGTGCGGCCGTCCTGGATGTCCATGACGATGTCCGCGCTGATGACGCCGGCGCTGTGGGTGCCGGTGGTCACGACCTGCGCGCCGAGGTACCGCAGGCCAGTCGCAGCGATCTGCTGCGGGCTGATCTTGACGGCGACCTGGCGGCCGGCGGCGAGGTTCGCCGTGGTGATGGGGCCGACCTCGCCGACCACGATGTTGCCCGAGGCAAGCGTGGAGGACGAGGAGGCGACCACCTGGAACGTGCCGTTCGTGCCGCCCGCGAGGGCGGTCGTGACGGTGAACATCACGGTGAGGTCGCGGCCCTCGCCGATGTCGCGGTTCTGGGTGCCCTGGCCGACCGTGTAGAGCGTGCCGCTGGCCGTGGCCGAGTAGGCGGTGCTGCTCTGGAGGTCAACGACATCCGGGGTACCGGAGGTTCCGGTGATGTAGGTGGCGGCCGAAGTGATCGCCCCGGTGTTGCCGAGACGAAGGTTCTGGTCGAGAATCATTGTGTGGTTTCCTTTCTGCCTTCAGTTATTACTGAACGCGGGCTTCTGCGTTGATGAGGGCGTCCACACGGCGGCACGGAACGCCGAGGAACGACAGCCAGCTGTACGGGGTGCCGAACTGCGACAGACCCTGCTGCACGGACAGGACGTTCTGGGCGCGGTCCATCGCCTGGATGGACAGGCCGCCGTGGACGGTGCGGTTCATGTAGAACGCCGCACGGCCCATCGCCATGTTCGGGATGCGGTACAGGGCGCGGGTCATCAGCTTAATGAGCTGCGTGGCCGCGTTGGACGCCTGCGTGCCGCTCGCGGCCGACATGTCGGACACGTCGATGTTGGCGATGCGGACCACGTAGCGCCAGTCCTTCACGACCAGACCGTTCTTCCACTGGTAGCGGGTGGCGAACGCCTGGAGGCGGGTGCCATCGCTGTTGTAGACGGTCTGCTCGCCGAGATCCTCATGCATGAGGCCCGCGCTGCTGCCCTTGGGGAACGGGCAGTAGACGGTGTTGTCGCCCCACACCACGAGGTAGACGCTCGTGTTGTCGGTGCTGGTGCCACCGCCCTCGAGGATGTTCTGGCCGATGCCCGAGCTGCCGGGGGCAGCCGAGTACCGCGCCGCGAGGCCGAGGAACGACTTCGGCTCGATGGCAGGGTTGCCGTAGAACATCGTGGTCGCCTGCGTCTGGTTCATGGCCTCGAGGAAGGCCACGTCCTCGGACAGGCGGAACTGCGCGGTGTTGCCGTTCAGCATGGCGAGATCCTTATCGACCTCGCTGCGGGCCTCAAGGATGCCGCACGCCTCATCGACCTGCGCGGTCGTGGACTTGCTGTTCGGGATGCCCTGGTTGAGGGCGCGCCAGTACACGGCCGGCAGGCCCGTGCGGATCACGACGCGCTCGCCGGTGGGCAGGTTGCCCTCCTTGAACACGCAATCCTCGAGGATTTCGTTGGACTGCGAGAGGAGTTCCGCGATGACCGGAACGCGGCCCTCGGGATCGGTGCGCTTCGCCCAGTCGGCGAGCGTCAGGTTGTTGCTGGAGAGAACTGCCATTGTGGTGGCTCCTTGTTGGTGTTAGGTGGCGTAGAGAGCGTCTGCAAGATCCGCGAACGACTTCGGACCGGACTTGGCCGTGGCGGCCGCACCCGTGATGACCTTGTCCTCGCTGATCGCCTTGCCGGCGCGGTACATGAATCGGATGACCTCGGGATGGTTCCCGATGCCCGATTCGTTCAACAGTGCGCGCAGTTCAGCGGTGCCGAACTGGTCGAGCGCCTTCTTCGCCACGGACAGGTTTTCCGACAACTTCTCGCCGCCGAACTCCTTGTCGGCCTTTGAACTCTCGGCCCAACCGTTGCGAATGGCCTCAATCTGCGCCGCTTGACGTTCCGCCAGCTTGGGGCCGACGGAGTCGAGGACGCGCTGCGCGGCTTCCTGCGACAGGTTCAGTTCCTTTGCCACCTTCGAGTACTCGGCGATGACCTCGGGGTCGAACGCTCGACCCTCCGGTGCCTTGAACTCGTAGGTTTCCGGCGCTGCCTTGGCCTCGGCGGGTGCCTCGGTCTTGGCGGCGTCGGCCGGCGCAGGTTCCTTACCAGCAGCGGCCGCATCGGCGGCTTGCTGGCCCTGGGTCGCGGTCGCCTTGGTGTCCCCGTACAGCTTGTCGGCCGTCGCCGCAACCGTATCGGGGACCGAGGATGGGGAAGCGCCTTCAGTGGTCGTTGCGGCCGCTTCCATCATCGTTGGTTCCGTCATTGGTGGATTGTTCCTTCATCATTGCCGGGTACTGCTCCGGGCAGAGCTTGTGGACCATCGCGAGCAACCGCAGCCCTTGGTTCCGTCCACCCTCCGCGAATGCCATTGACATCGCGTTGGTGTTGAAGGAACTTCGGAACACGCCCGCCTGGTCCAGTTGCCGCCACACGATGCGGCGGCCGCGCTTGCTGGACATGAGCCACCGAACATCCGCCTCCTCTGCCTGCCGTTCAAGTCGCTCACGCAGCTCGCGTTCGGCCTTGTCGCGCTCTTGTCCCCGCAGATCGAGGGGGTCGTACGTGCTCACGGTTGGACTGTATCCCTGCGTCTAATGCTTACGGGTACTATCAATAGCCGTTGATCTTCAGACCCCACGCCTCAAGACGCAGGAACTCGCCGGCGTTGGCAAGGCTGCCGACGATGGTGAGATTTTGCTCTGCGCCAACGCCACCGGACGGGGTCATGGTGACGTTCGCGCCGGTTGCGGTGCCATGCCCGGGCGCAGCGAGCGCGTTGCTGATGATGTCGGTGGCCGACAGCACGCATGCCTTCTTCTCAACGCACAGGCTTTGAATGCTTGCCGCAACGGTCTGCGAGTACCACGCCGCCGAACCGAGATTCGCCTTGAACGTCTTGTTGTTGGAACTTCCCGTGCAGCTGAACAGCATGTCCAACTCCAACACCATCCCGGGGTTGATCGTGCCGGCGGGGATCGTCTGCGTGGCAAGCGTGATGTCCGAGTTGACCAACGACACGGTCGGCGTCCCGAGGCCAAGCACGTACGGCAGGGCAATAGTCAGGCTGGTCGTAACTGACCGCGTGACAATCGGATAGAACCCATTGACCCCGGTTCCCCCGGCCCACGTCACGTACACGCTGTGCCCGACCGACCCGGCGGCGATGCCGTGGACTCCCGCGCTAACCAAACGCACGTTGCCGCCATCGTCGTTGTAGGTCAGGCCCGTGAACGTGGCCTCCGCTGCCGCGATGGACAAACCAGGAGCCTGCTTGAACGACGCCGGCTCGTAGATCCCGGTCTGGAAATAGTGATTGCCAACGTCGCTGCGGACGCCGACGATCCCGTTGGTGACGGTGTCGTACAGGAACGGGCTGCTGTTCTTCAGGTATGCCATGTCAAATCTCCACTGCGGAAGGCGAGTTGTAGCCGCTGAACATGTTCACCACGTCGGTGAGCGCGTTCTGTCCCTGCGTGGGCGCCTGCGCCATGTTCTTGACCGTCTGCGACTGCTGCTGCATGACGGCGGCCTGTTCCTTGGCAGCGAGCGCCCGGTTGCGGGCGTCGCGCAGGAGGGCCACGTCCTTGTCGGCCACGATGAGCGACGGGTCCACGCCGAGCATGTCGGCGTAGATGTCGGCCCACTGATCCTGGTCGAACTTGTCGAGGATGTCGGGCTTCATCTGCGCGATGGCGCCGAGGTTGCCGACGAAGCGGTCCACGGCGTTGGTGCCGATGGCGCGCTGCGCCTGCGCGAGCATGCTGACGAACTCGATGTTCAGGTCCATGCCCTGCAATTCCTGCGGGGCGGGCGGGATCAGTCCGGCCGTGAGCATGCGCGTGAACGTCATGTCCACGAGCGGGGACAGCAGCTCGTTGTGCAGGCGCTCGAGCACGGGCCCGAGCATGATGAGCTTCTCCTCGTGGCGCTCGGCGACCTCGGTGGCGGTCATGCGCGTGTTCGGCATGTTCGCCAGCATGAGGAACAGGTCGGCGTAGAACG